TTATGTATTTTTCTTATTTTGTCGCTCTTGTTTTCGTTTTTTAAAGCGAGCAACCATATCTTCAACTGTGTCCATAATGACCTGTTGCTGTTCCGGATCGAGCTCTTCGAAACCTTTTAAACCGTCATAGAAAGCAATATTTATATTGGAGTCGTCAGTAGCTCCCGTTTTAAATGAAGGATCGTCTGTATGACCCAAAAGATAATCAGAAGAAACCTGCATCGCTTTAGAAAGAAGCGCAATATGGGTAGAGTCGGGAGTTGTGTATTCTCTTTCCCAGTTTGATATGACTTGAGGAGAAACATTAACCTTTTTCGCTAGTTCTTTTTGGGTCCATTTTACCTTTTGACGCTGTTCTTTAATCCGTCTCCCGATCATCCTCGCACCTCCATCTCTATATAAATATATCACAACTAACGGATTTGGAAACAAAAATAACGCAAATTGAGAAAAAAACGGAAATGGTTATTGACTATAACGGGTTTCGTTATTAATATGTGAGTAACGGATGTTGTTAGTTGGAAATATTATCTAAAATAATGTCGTGGACAAACAATAGTTGTTCTGTAAAGCAAAATGTATTTCGAGGGGGAAGAGTCGTTTAATAACTTACGTATGAACAAAGTTGTTTTCTGTTTGTTTGATAACGGAATTCGTTATATAAAAGGAGGAGTACTATGAATAAACAAATATGGTTAGAGGAAGTTTGCGAGAAGTGTCCGGGAACGGGTTGGGGAAGAACAACAAGATGCCAGATTCATGGAGAACATATTGGCAAGGTACAAGGTTGTCATCAGTGGGAAGAGTATGAAGCGTCACAGATGAAAGTTCAGAAGGGACAACAATTGTTCCCGGATTTGGAGCCTGCACTAGAAGCTGTACAGCGTGTGGATCAGGACTTGCGAGATTATCGCTGGATGGTAGAAAGTATTACGTCTTTAAAAAGCCGGGAGGATGAATATAAGCAATATCCAAGAGAGCTGCTGGAAGACATGATTAAAGGAGGAACAGCGCAATATGGCATAGAGGCAGCGTTGCCAAAGGCACAGGGCGTACATTCGGATGTAACGTTTAGGGAAGCGAAGAAACTCTTAAGGAATTGGGAGCGTATGAAGCGTTATGAATGTAAGGTAAAGAAGCTGGAAGCCGCTGTAGCTGCGCTACAGGATGAGAGAGAGCGAGTGGTAGCGGAAGGGATGCTGGATGGTATGAAGATGTATGAAATTGCGCAGCAGCTTCGTGTGAGTCGTCAGACAGTGGATACGATTCGTCGAGCAATGATACGTAACCTGGCGTGGAATATGTATGAAGACGAGATGAGGGAAGGCCTGCCGGCATAATGGCAGGCTTTTTTTGTGATGTAAAGGAAAGGACAAGGGGGTGCCCATGAGTGAGCTGTTTGACATTTTAGACATTGCTTTACACTTTGGGCATTTTTTGTGAGAGGGAATTGTGGCGTGGTATGCTGGACGCAAGGAAAGATAAGCGAAGGGAGGTGATTCGGATGATGGATATCGGTAAGAGAGTATGGGCCGAAATCATAAACCGGATATATCCTGACCTTCCTGTTAGCTGGGAGAGGGATATGTGGCAAACCGGTCAATTTATGCGGCCCAGCGCTTTTATTGAAGCTGACCTTATATCTGAAAAAATGTATACACGGCAATCAGTTCGTATTGTAGAAGACGTGAGACTGGTTTTTCACTATGAATATGAGCAGATTGACGAACAAGAGAGAGGGGAGCCGATATCGTTTGATTTGGCTCCCTTCTTCATGTATTTGCGTCAGCAACGATACTGCGTAGCGTCGAAGCAGTTTGAAACCATGCTGGTAATTGAGCCACCCCGAACCCAGGAGAAGAGTGATCGAATGGAGGTGATGTTTCAGTATTCCTATTTGCTGCATGTTCCTAAATCGACTGCGACAGATAGAATGAAAATTAATGACTTCTATGTCGAATTTAATGGAAAGGAGGTGAAGAGATGAGTGAGAAACGTGTGCGAAAGTCCCCGGCTGCATCCATTCAAAGTGAAGTAAACAAGCGAAAAAAATCCGAATGGATTGAGAGCGCATGGCCTGTATTCAAAGCAGAACGCTTTGAGATGGCCGGCGCTCTTTTTGATTGCGAAGCAAATGCAGAGTTAACCAAGCAGGAAGTAAAACAAAAACTGGATGCCTACCTGCATCCAAAGGAGGATAAAAATGTCAATTCAACGGATTAGATCAGGAGCATATGTGGATCTCCTAGCCAAAGCAAAAGCACGGGTTCTGCCGACTACAGGACGCGTACTTGTTCCATACCAGGCGGAATGGGGGCAACCAAATTTTGCGGTAGATATGGCAGACACGGCCGAACGTTTGCTGGAAACCGGATTGCTGGTGGATACGGTTGAACTAGCGGCCGAGAACGGGGCTACCGTGGTCGGTTATCGCGTAACGAATGAGCAGGAAAAGGCTGCTGTTCATGAAGTAGCGGACAGCTATACTGTACAGGCCAAATACCCGGGAAAACGTGGCGAAGACTTCGAATACATGATTCGTCCAAGCCTTGTCGATTCGACAAAGAAAGAAATCATCATCCGCGATACGAAGATGATTTATGATACGGAGACCTATCTTGTAGCTGATAAGAATGAAGCGGAAGAAAAGCTTAAAAAATCTAGCATGGTACGATTCAAGAACAACGGAAGCACCCCGTTGGAAGACATTGCTTATACAGCCTTGACTGGAGCAGCATCTGGAACGGCGACGATTACCGCTGGCGAGTGGAGCCGTATTTTTAACCGTATAGATGGACTTGAATTTGACGTGTTTTATCTGCCATCTGCGGACCCGGCTGTTCAGGCGGCGTGCAAGCAATGGCTGCTGGACAGGCGCAGTAAGGCACGCAAGCTGGCGCAACTCGTTGTAGCCGGGGATGCTGCGAAGGATGGTGACATTGAAGCGCATAACGAGCGTTCCCGTGCCTTGAATGCCCGATTTATCATTAATAGTTCCATCGCCGGACAGCATTTGAATGGAGAAGAGTACAATTCCATTCAGTGGGCAGCCTGGGTAGCGGGTCTTGTAGCAGGTACACCAGCTAACAAGTCATTCACTGGCATCAAGGTTCCATTGAAGCTCGCCAAAGTAGATTGGGGTCATAGTGAAGTGATGAAGGGACTGGCTGAAGGAACGCTCATGGCGACACGTGACGGATACGACTATATTATCGAATCTGCGGTAAACACGTTGACGAAGCTTGGTTCAGGTGAAAGAGAAGATTTCGGGAAAATCCGTGTATCGATGACCATTGATCAAATTTTGAATGACATTTATTCGGTCGGTAAACGGTACCGGGCACAGCTGGATAACGATCCGGATGGCCGAGCCATCTTTATTGGCGCAGTGACAGAATATCTGAAAATCCGAGCGCAGCAAAAGGCAATTGCGACAGATTATAAATTTGAGGAGCATCCGGTGAAAGAAAGCGACTTCGATTTCGCTTATTTCAAGCTTTTTGCGAAGCCGCTTGATGCAATAGAAGCATTCTTTATTGATTGGGAGGTGGCGTAATCAATGGAACGTGAATTGATTGGCCGTAATTTATCAGTACAGGACGACAATGGTGATCCGATTCAGACGATTAAGGAGATTGAAGTAATTTTAAAGCCGGAAACACTGGATATTATTCGAGCGAGACGAATGGCGAAGACAAAGCAAATTGTCGGCTATGAAATTCCGGTGAAGATTGTCATGTCGAAGCTGGAATCACGCCTTCGTTACCGCATGCTTGAGTTGTTCAAGCAAGGAAAAACGATGTTTCTTGAGCGTATCACCGGTTCTCTGGAAGATATGATGACCGGAAATACGGAGCGCGTACTCATTACCGGCATTCATATCCATAATGATATTGATATTCTGGTAGCGAAAATCGATGAAAATAAAGGTATTGACATTACATTGAGCGGAACGGCGACAGATTTCGATTTTGTTGGCAAGTTCCCCGAATATATGGCGTAAGAGAAGAGGGCGTACAGCCCTCTTTTTTACTATGAAAAATCCAAATCAATGATTTTAAGGAGGAAAAAGCGATGAGCGACAAACTACAAAAGTATCTAGAAAGAGCGAAGGGCGGCCGCCGCGATCAGATCATCAAGGTGAAATCAGATGGGGAGAATTGGTCTGTACGTCGACTAACTACGATGGAAGTGCGCCGATCGATTGAGTTGGCCATGGAAGAGGACGGCACACCGAAAGAAACGTACAACGAAATCGATGTCATGATCGTCAAGGCGACCGAGCATGAATTCGACTGGAATAACGCCGAACTGCTAAAGGCATACAACTGCGTTGAGAAGTTCGAGCTGCCACCGCGCCTGTTGGATAACCCCGATGATTACGCGGCACTAAGCAAGGCGGTACGTAACTTTACTGATACGAAGGAGGCGTTATTGAAGGAGGGAAAGATCTCGTCAGAAGAGACGCCGAAGCAAGCTGGATAGCCTTCATGTGGATTAATCGCCATCGGCTGCCTGAAGAAATACTGGAATATGAGGTAGATCGGGAGCGCCAGAAGTTTTTCTGTATGGCGGCTGAAATGATCGCAGAGGAAGAAATGAAGCGTACCATGCGGGAATAGAAGACAGGATGCTATCCATGGCGTTCTTTTCTATGAAAGTCGAGGTGAAAGGATGGGAGCTTCTGTTACCGTTAGCTTCTCCGGTGAAGAGAAGCTGTCTCCGGCTTTAGCGGAGATTGCCGCACAGGCAAAAGCTGTCGGACGGGAATTCAGCGCCGCAGCTTCAGAAATGGAGAAGTGGAAAGGGAAAGACTTAGGGATTGAGCTGGTCGTTAGTCGTACGCGCCGCGATGTATCTGATCTTCGTTCTGAGCTTCAGCAGATAGATGAAATGGCTGTTACTCTCTCCGTTAATGTTAAAGATGAGGAAGCGAAAAGTAAAATTGAAAAAATCCGCGAAGGTCTGGTTTCTCTTAAAGATACTTCTAAAGAGATCGTTTCATGGATTGGTGGCGGAAAGCTATTCGAAGATATGGTATCTACAGGGCAGGCGACTGCACGATACCAGGCATTGACCAACAAAGACGATAAACAAGTAAAACAAGAGGTGGACGCTCTTACTTTAATCGATCCGAGCAAAAAAAAATCTGAAGTTATTGAATTGCTTAGAGTAGCTGAAACGAGCAGCCCAGGCCACGGCAAGGACATTACAGAGCAGGCTCTAAAGCTTAATATGATTCGTCCGATCAAGGATGGGGAAGCGGGATATCAAAAAACCTTGTTGGCTATGCAAGATTCTATGCCCGATTTTAAAGAGACCAAAAAGTTTGGCGATTCTCTGAACTACATTATGGGCAACACAAAAAACATTAAAGACGATACGCTTACATCGATTATAAGTTCCAGTCCTAAAGTCTCTAAACTCATCGATAGTCCGGAAAAGTTAGCCGCTCTCGTGAAAGAGACAGATGTTCTTTCATCTGCAGATAAAGGTCTAAATGCATTAAAAGAAAGAACACTTGCCCTTCATAAGGATGGGGGTCTGGAAAGTGTCATTGAGAAGGCATATGAGGCACAGGGAGAAAAAAATGCGAAAGAAAAGGCGGCTGAGCAAGCAAAGTTAATCGCCGGTCGCATGTCATCCGGGAACGACGCTGAGCGTCAGCTTGCGACCAGCACGATGCTGCAAATATTCAGTGGCGTAAAGAATGAGCAAAAACGACAGGACATTATGAAAGAATTTGGTACTGGCCCTGATGGGGAAAAGGGTATGCTCAACAATTTTTTTGAATCCACAAAGAAAATTAACACTGCCGAAGAACACAAGGAAAAGCTTGACCAGACGTATCAAAAAGTAAATGAAAATAATCCGTGGAGCGATTTTCTGATCGCGAAAAAGACGCTGAATGATGCACTCATCGAGCTGGGTAATACAATTGCGAAGGACATAACGCCTGTCTTTAAACTGCTGGCCGAAGCTGCTGGCTGGATTAAACAGAAAATGGACAACATGTCCACGCTGGGCTCTCTCGCCGTAGCAACCACAGGAATTGTCGGGACCGGATTGGCAATTGGTGGAGTGAAAAAAGGAGCTACAGCTGTCAATGAAGCGTTCTGGGGAGGGGTAGGTAAACTGGCCACCTGGCGACCCAAGGGGAAAAAGGGGGAAGATGATACAGGAGAACCATCCCGTCGTCGTTTTACATTAAAAGGAAGCAAAAATGGGAGCTCTGATTCTATTCGTTCCCTGTCTTCCATGACTGTCAATGCTGCCCGCGTATTTGTTAATGGGCCGATTTCCGGCGGCAGTGGTGGCATAGATACAGGCGACCGGGGAAGAAGAAAACCCGGCAAGGGTGGACGGGGAACGAGCGCAAGGGATGAGTTGACCAGACGGAAGAAGGACAATGAAGACCATAGCCCTCCACGTCGTACAAAAACGATTTCACGTGAAAAAGCAAAAGATGTGATAGAACAACATCGACCGCCGAAGCCGCCTCCACCGCCTCCTAGAAGAATGAAGATACCTGGCGGAGGGATTGTCAGGGCCGGGATGGCTGCATATGAATTGTACCAGGCATCAAAAGAAGATGGATTGAAACAAGCCATTTCGACCAGAGGTGGAGCTGTTATAGGTGGTGTTGCTGGCGGGGCAATTGGTGGGACGATCGGTTCGCTTGCAGGACCGATTGGAGCAGCTGTTGGAGCGTATCTTGGAAATAAGGCAGGCGAAAAACTTGGTAGTCTAGTGGATAGTAGCGGACTGACCGCAAAAGCTGTTGATGCTGTCGTTTCTCTGAAAAATACCCTTGGTTCGTGGAAAGATAAGACGATGAATTTTTTCACTGGTAAAAAAGAGGAACCCGCAAAAAGCACAGCAGTAAGCCAACCAGCTCCTAAGCCACCACCACCTCCATTGACTATTCCTAAACTTACACAGGAAGGCAAACAGAAAATGCAGGGAATGTTTACGTCCTTCCGAACTTCCATGAAACAAAAAGGAATCGAGATGGATTTTTCCCTTTTCCAAAAAACCGGCAAAGGGGTACAGAACACCTTTAACAGAATGAAGTCTAGCGTTATGGGATGGTGGAAAGGCTCAAATACGAAGAAGGCGCAAGGGGACATCCATGCTGTAGGCTCTGCTACGCAGAAAACGAATACGCAAACAAAGCAGTTGGGTACCACAGCGGCCCGGAGCACGCAGGAAATTGCTGCTGGTGCGAAGAAAGCCGGACAAAGCTTTGCAGGTGTTAGTACATCAGCAAAGGGTGCGGCCAATCAAACGAAGCAGCATCTGGAGTCATTGAAAAATATTTCAGCGCAGGGAAGTAACTGGGGAAGTAATTTGATTTCGATGCTCGCTTTCGGCATTCGTAGTCAGTTTCCTCTGTTAAGTGCTGCTGTTTCCGGTGCGGCATTGATCTTTAAGAGGTACCTTGGATTCAGTTCTCCGACGAAGGAAGGCCCGGCCAGCAAATCAGATCGATGGGCAGGCAATTTCATGTCGATGTTTGCGGGAGGATTGGATGCAGGTCCTGTTAGACAGAAGATGAATCTCATTGCAGGTGCAATGAATCGCCCGCTTCGTGGACGGGCTGCCATTGATGTATTGCCACGCAGTCAAGTAACGGAAGGCGGCAGAATACCGGTTGCTACCCGTATGATGAAACAAGCCACTCGTTCCACAGGCGGTATCATTATTCAGAACATGACGATGGATTTTGGTGAAATGGCTAAGCAGGTCAAAGATTTCCCTGCTTTCGCAAAAATGATGACCAGTCCGGAAGGTCGTGCCCTTATGCGTAGAGTGCTCGGAGAAGAGCTTCATAAAGCAATAGAGAATGGAGGGTAATGCATGCTGGCGTTAGCGCAAGCCAATAACCGGTTTACTTTCCCTCTTACACCGGAGGAAATTCAGATTCAATCCGGTAATGAAGTAGAAACCTTCACTGTCATTACCGGTGAGGAACGTACAGGCAAACCCGTTTCAAAAGCGAAGCGGGTTTCTTTTACGGCTATTTTTCCACGTTTCTGGCAGGAAATCTGGGAAACCGGTACCGAAACGATTAAATATCAGTCACCTGAGCAAGCGTTGAAGCTGCTGGAACAATGGAAGCTAAAGCCGGTCGTCGTTATATTCGATACGCTGTTCAGTCAAACGATGTGGATGGAAAACATGGAGCCAAGCTATAAAAACGGTCAGGCCAATCTCTATATTAATTTTACTTTTATAGAGTACAAGCCAATAAAAATTGTCTCCTATTCCAACACAAAGCAGCTTTTAAAGCCGGGACTTATCATTACGAAGCCGGCAGTTAGCCGCGCGAATACGACCAATAAGGAGTCGAGTAAAAAACAAAACAAGGATGGAAAAGGCGGGACAAGCAAGGATACAGCCCAGCAAAGGCAACGAATCGAGACGAAGAATCGTAGCGTGAAGGGGGGAGGTAAGTAGATGGAGAAGTTTGCTGTCGTATATGGAAAGCAAAACGTCCGACATACCCTCACAGAAGCACTAGTCGATCTTTCATGGTCTTCTAACCGGGATGAGATTACCCGCAATATGACGGTGCGGTTGCGGAATGCCCCACCTGTTGAACAAGCGGGCATGCTGATGTGTTTCGCAAGGCGGACACAGGAGCAGCTCCTGCACCATAAAAATCAATTCTTTCATGGCCCGATTATCAGCTACGAGGAAGACGAATTCACGAATGAATGGCAATTGGAAGGACGGGAACTCGGATGGTACCTGGCTAAAAATAAAGGCACCCGCCCCTATCTCAAAGGTGAAGCAGGCGCAGAACTGCAAAAATATATTCAAAGTACCGGGGTCGATTTCCGATGCCCGGTACTTGGTTTTTCCATCGATGAACGGTACGGAACAATGACTCACTCTGAGGTGATTCTGGATGTGCTGCAAAAAGCGTATGAGCATACCGGCTACCGCTTTTATTTGGAATACCTTCGCACAGACCAAAGCTATTATATTGTTGTTGCCCGTGAAGGAACAAACACTCAGGTTCCTGTATTCATTCGGGACCAAATGGAATCCAGTAGCCGCGGCTCTTCTATCGAAGACACATACACGGTCGTTACAGCGCAGAAATGGAAGGACGACAAGATAGCATCTTCCGTAACAAAGTCGAATGCTGGAGCTATTACTAACCTGGGGCGAATGGAAGAAATTATCGAGGTGGAAGAAAAGGAAGATCCGGCGACCATCGCTACGCAGAAGCTTATTGAGCTATCAAATCCGAAGCTAACCAGGAAAATTACCGTAAAACACGAAGATCCTATGCTATGCGGTCTGCGCGCCGGATGGCTTGTTTTGATTCAGGAGGCTGAATACAAATCGAAATGGATCGTTGTCAGCGAGCAGACCTCCTTCAAGAATGGAATGTATACGGTGCAGCTTGATTTGGAAAGGCGGCAATAGACGTGCTAAGGGAAGCATTGAACCTTTGGAAAGAGAAGATGTCTGGTCATATCGATGCCAGGGATACCGAGCGGGCGACGCTGCTTAGTTGGCCGGATAAACCGCGGATACAGGTGGATGGGGACCCTATTCCATATGAGCAGGATAAGTTAATCTTCGCTGAATATTTACAGGATCGAAAAGTAGAGGCGTACTTTGAGATCGGGCAGTACATGGAAGGTGAGGAGGCGAAGGGGAGCGTGACAGGCGTGCTGGCGAATGGTGTGGAATATGAGAGTGGCACACCGTATGAACAAGTACCCCGCGCTTCCTTACAGGGTATGATTGTTATTCCTAGCCCTCTTAAAGCAGGGGACCGACTGATTGTCTCCCGGTTGACCGGGCAACGGTATTATGTGCATGGAAAGGATGTGAGAATGGATGGCGGATGAGCGGATTTCTTTGTTTCCCGAGATGAATCTTAGTGATATGGAGGAAATGGAAATATACGAAGGGGCTGCTTCGGAAGACAAATGGACGTACATGCTCGACTTTCGTAATCGGTGTGCGGTTGTAGATGAAGACGGCCGACCACGCAAGACCAAAACGTATGCTGAATTTCTGATACAGACGGCTATGAAAATACTCAATACCGAGCGCTTTCAATACGTGATATACAGCGCAGATATCGGTGTTGAAAAATCAGAATGGCCGGGATGGGAAGACGTTGAAATTAAACGGGATATGGAAGAGGCGTTGACCGCCCACCCGGAAATTGAGCGGGCCGAAGTGCTTTCTATGGAACGAGAGGCCCATGAGGTACATGTAAAAATCCATTTGGTCGGCCTTGCCGGTACAGCAGAGATGGAGGAGGTGATCGGACTATGAAACTTACAGACTTACCCAAGCTTCCCTATATGCCTATTCTAGAAGAAACGCCAGAGGACATTTATCAGCGTTGGGTGAATCGAGCGATTGAACTGGCAAAAGAAAAGGGACTTCCTCCACCCCCAACAGGCGAGGGGGAGTATTTTTATGATTTATGGTACCCTATCGCCCAGGAATACGCAGAGCAGCAGGAATTATGGACGTATGGCTTTATTCAGGCGTTTCCAATATGGGCGGATGGCGAATTCCTGGAAGCGCACGGCTGGGCGGATGGACTGCTTAAAAAAGAAGACGAGGACGACGATACATTCCGGCTTCGTCTCCTAGACCGTGCCTTTATCGAAGAAGGGAGCGGGCGGCGGAAGGATTATGAGTTATGGGCCAAAGAAGTTCCCGGCGTAGGCGGTGCAATTGCGGTCGAGAAAGAACGACATGACAATTCTATCGACCTGTACCTCACAGATATGAACGGCAACCCAGTAACACTGGAATTTGCAGAACAAGTTGAAAATTTGATGTGGGAAGAAAAGCGGATTGCGGGACATGACCTAGTCGCTCATCCTGCTCCTGTCTTTACGTTACGAATTGAGGCCGCGCTCGAAACAACCGGGGATCGGGCGATGCTGGCAGAACAAATCAAAAAGCGTGTTCTTGCCTATGCAGAAGGCCGGACGAAACTTGTTTACAATTACGTTGCTGCGCTTCTGGTTGTCGATATCGGAGAAAATTATTCAAGCTTTACGATGAATGGTACCACCGAGGATATTGAAATTCCACTTGTATCGATCCTGCAGGTTGAGGTGGTTTTATTATGATTCCTCTCCGCTATCGAAAAGTATTGCCGCCATACTGGTATGAAATCGATATGGCCGAGCGTCACTTTTCCGTGATGGAAAAAGAGATGGATGATCGGGAGAAAATCACAAACGAGCTGCGGGACCAATTCATCCTCCAGCGGGCCACCTATGCGCTAGAGGTATGGGAATGGATATACTTTCGTAAGGTGCAATCCGGTAGTTTTGCGGAGCGGAGAGAAGCCATCCGAAAAAAGCGGTGGGCCAAGCGCCCGTTTAAGCTTCCTGTTCTTCGGTTGATAGGCAGCCAGTGCGGGAAGCTGCTTGATGTAAGAGAGGATTTTCTTTCAAAAGAGGTTTATTTTGAGTATGTCGCAAATGAAGGCATTGACCTGAAACGATTGTATGAGGATTTTGAATATATTCGACCTGTTCATATTAATCGGGCGGTACCAGTTGCTCGGGTAGAGACAAAGCCTATCCTGGTGAAAGGGACGGGCTACAGTCATGTAGTAGACTTTCCGATTTGTGGCCTTGAAACGCTAATAGACACTGCTGTGACAGGTCAAATCTTTACACAATCCTTATCAGTCATAAACGAGGAGCATCATCATCCAGTAGACATGCCGATTACAGGCTTTGAGATACCTATGGGAGAGGGGGAATAAACGTGGCAGACATTATCCAACCGCTTTTGCTGGATTACACCGTACAGGATATCAGCGCACGCTTTGATCATGCCCTGGTCAATATCGGCGGGGAGCTGGTACAGTACCCGATACACAATACGGTATTTTCTGGCCGCTCTGTACGAAAGTATGTGTATGTAAAAGAAACAGAGGCTATCGGAAAACAGATTTTGGGCGCATCCCTGATGGATAAGGACGGCAATACACTGGCAAATAATCCCCTTAACGTAGTGAAAAACGATAAGGGGTTTTTAATTGGCTTTGAATTCTCTGTGCGATTGGAGGCAACAGCAAGTGGCGTATAACAAGCAAACATGGAAAGATGAGATTCCAGATTTAACAAAACCGATTAAGGATGCGTTTGGAAAGCAAAAGATGGACCCGCAGACCGGCAGACCACTGTACGAGCTGGTACAGGAAGGGACACGTATTACATCGGCACGGCTTAATCATGCGGAACAAGGCATCGAGGACGCGCACATTTTGATTGAGCAGCTGGCAAAGGAATGGGGCGGCAGCTTTGTAGCTGCTTCGAATGGAACGGCAGGCTTTCAATTCACTGCCTCTGGATTAACCGCAAGCTGGACGGCAGGCGTCGGATATGTGGCAGGGCGCAGATTTGAAGTTGCTGCAGGTAGTCTGACATTAAACCCTACACAAGGACAATACATCTATCTGGATACCGATGGTGTCGTAAAGAGAACAACGTCCCAGGCGACAGCAAATGCCGATCTTCTTCTCTGGTACCTCGCCACTGATGCAAGCAAGGTTATTACATCAACGGATAGACGCCGGACCATTACGCCGGACTCTTTTGTGCGAAGAGATGAGGTTGTACTAAAAGAGCCAGGGAAAGGGTTATCGACAAATGACTACAGCAATGAAGAGAAAGCAAAGGTGCAGGAACATAGAGAACGCCTACAGGACCATGATCAGCGGTTAACTGTCATTGAGGACGAAATGGGCGAAGCAGCCCCCATTCCAGCAACGCTAAAACCCGGTATCCAAACGATAACAGCCGATAGAACGACGCCGTTTAACATATCAAGCATAAAGGGCCGGACATTGGTTAATCTACTTGGACGGGATGGGAATTGCGAGGATGTGAGTAAGTGGAGAGTTAATCCAAACGCTACAGTCACACTAGATTCCCAAAATGCAGATACCGGAAAAAGTTGTTTCAAAACGGTGGTGAACACAGGGCATACGGACGGTTCATTTTATAAGGAGGTAAAAATAAAGCCTAATTCGTATTATATCGGCGTAGCCAGAGTGAAAAATGTCAACGCTACACAGGTCCGAATCCTTTTTGACTTCCAGCCTACTTCAATAGTCTACTCTCAACCAAGCACCGGGAAAAATAAGTATGAAACCATATTCGCAAAAGTGAAACCGAGCGATTATGCAAATGCTTCTGTGGCATATTTAAATCTTGCAGTTGAAGGTAGCGCAGGGCAATACGCTTACGCGGACGCGATAAGTGTATACGAAATTACCGCAGCCGAATACGCAGCATTAGACAGCATGACGCCAGAGCAAATTGCGGACAAGTATCCGTATGTAGACGATGTGAAGCCCGTTAGAAACCCGTATGCTATCCGTTACGGAAAGAACTTACTGCCGCCATTTACGGATTGGACACTCGGTCAATTTAACACAATAAACGGAGCTTACGATTTAACTATACTGAATTATTCCGATACAAGAGGTTACGCTGCTCGTATAGTTCTCCCTGTTCTTGAAGAAGAAACCTACACTTTTTCTTGCTATCGTACTGGACGTATTACAATTACAGCAAATGACCATAACGGATACAATGAGGAAGTACAACAAACTGTAGTGTTCGATGATGCAACAAACAAAGCTGGAGAAATGTCGTGTAGTTTTACCATACCTAAAGGAAAAACTCACGTTCGGATTATGCTATCGCGTGAGGGCATTTCCTCAACTGCTCCAGGCAAGGACGGGACTTATAATTACAAAAACCCGATGCTTAACATCGGAGACACCGCCTTACCTTTTGAGCTACAAAACAACGATTACGTTTTCTATGATACGGCACTACATTCTAACGTAGACGGAACGGTACGGGACGAATTGTTTTACCGCGATGGGCAGCCGAGGAAGTTAGAAAAGTTTCGTGAGGTTGTACTAGATGGTAATTTTATCTCTAAATTAACTTTTATCTCAGCTACAAAAGAGAATGGTTATAAATCTATTCGTTGGAGTACTAATGGCTTAATAAATGCAGCAACTCTTATTGGTCTTAATATGTGCACAAAATATGATGGAACTATACTTAAACCATGGCAATCCACTGAAGTACCTGACCAGATATGGACAAACGGACCTAGTACAGAATTTTATTTAACCATACCAAATAAAGACAGCGGATGGGGTGAGAACTACACGCCATCAGAAGACGAGATAAAAGCGTATTTTAACGGGTGGAAGATGTATGACAATGTTGAACATGCTAATCCCTATCTGGGAACAGGAGGAAGAGCGTGGGTAAAGTTAAGCAAAATGGTTAACGGAAAATTCGTAGGGATTGGTGATGGCGTGGATGCAACAAACACGTTACCTACCTCGCTAGCAGACGGAGGTTACACACCATACCGCCTCATCTACCCACTTGCACAACCCGTTGAAGTCCCTGTAACGTCTGAAGGTAAAATTACCTTACACGAAGGTACAAACGTACTGGAAGTCGGTACGGGCGTCGCGATTCGGGAGTCTGTTAAGCCTGCATTGAGTGATACTGGAAAACACTATCAATTAAACAACAAACTGTATACGGGTAATCTCTTTCAATATAGGACAGATACTATTTTACGAGTATACAGAAACATTGATATAGATAGTCGATGGATGAAGTTTTCTGACGCTAATTCTAATGGAAAAGAGCATGCATATATTACAACCGAAAACTACAACACTAACGCCGCCTACTCCGTTACTTATCTTGTCCTTGACCGACATGCTTTCACTGCCCCACTTATCGACCTACAAGGCGAATATGCGAAGACCGTTGCTGGAGTACTAGCGCTTGAAGCGAAGAACGCAGCAGATGTAGAAACACGGGTAAGTGTAGCTACTATGCTCTTAGATAAGATTTTAAGGGGGGAGATAAGTATGGGAACAGACTGGAGCAAGCAAATTCCGAAAGGGTTTAATTATCATTATAATAATATGCTTTCTGGAACAGAAACAGAAATTTTAAACATAAAAGGTAAAGGTTATTTAACAAGTATATCAATGAATCCAGATTCAAGATATACGGTTAATTTTGGTGTATATATTGATGGAAAAATGATAGTATCTGAAGCAAATATGAGCCTTGGGTCTTCTGCTGTTACAAGTTTTACACCACTTTATCGATTTAATAATAGTCTAGTAATTAAAGTAAGAAATAATGATACTGAATCAAGGTCAATAGCACTAAGAATAGCATATACACTAGATTCATAAGAAAGGAGGTATATCTATGGAATATATTCTCGAAGATGGTGTAGTTTATTCTATCGAACGAATAGGAAATAACGTAATCAAAGCTATCGCACCACACATGATGTATGACGAAGAATCCGGCGAGTTTGTCCCTGCCCCACCACCGGAACCCGTACCAAAGGTGCCGTCAGAAATAGACATACTGGGGAAACAGCTTGCCGAGAAAGAATTGCAGATACTACAGTTGCAGGCTGATACCGAATTGTTTGGTAAGCAAATCGCAGATAAAGACATTCAAATCATGTCTCTACAATCAGAAAATGAGGTGATAGGCCAACAGTTAGTGGAAAAGGATTTACGCTTGATGCAGGTAGAAACAGACAATGAGAAAATGGGGCAAAGCATTGTGAACCTGGAATTAAAACTAGTGAATATGGAGGGAAAATAGCATGACAGAACTTCAAAAATGGACCTATTACTACAACCGGAATTGGGCCACAAAAGAGCAATTACAGCAAGTCGTTGGTTTTGGTAAACTAACAGCAGATGATTATCAAGCAATCACGGATGAACCATATCCAGAAGCTACAGCATAACAAACGTCTTTCCTGCACATGGAGAGGCGTTTTTCTTTTTCACACAAACCCTTTGAATAAGATGAAACGCATCATAAGTTTTAACTAAACAATTTCAGAAGTAGCCGAAGCAAACCTAAAAACCATGACTTCTCCATCATCACCAACCCAGCGGAAAAGCCATACTATACAGTTAAAAAGATGGCAGAGGTGAAGGCATGGCAGTTGTAAAAGCCAGGAACGCGGATATTGACCTTTTGGCGAGGTTGCTTAGAGCAGAAGCTGAAGGGGAAGGAAATGTGGGCATGATGCTTGTCGGAAACGTAGGAGTCAACCGCATCAGAGCAGATTGTTCAGACTTTAAGGGACTTCGTACCATTCCGCAAATGATTTTTCAACCCCATGCGTTTGAGGCTGTTACACACGGTTATTTCTATCAAAGGGCAAGGGAAAGCGAAAAACGCTTAGCTCGTCGGGTTATTAATGGTGAGAGATACTGGCCGGGAAAATATAGCTTATGGTACTTTAAACCGCCAGGGAACTGTCCTCCTCAGTGGTATAATCAGCCTTTCGTGGGGCGTTACAAGGCTCACTGTTTTTTTGAACCAACAGCCGAAACGTGTGAAAACGTTTATAACGTATTTTAAAACAATCATCAAACATGATCGGAAAAAATCACTTATTTCAAGCTTTTACCCTTATCTGAGGAGTCGCATATGCGGCTCCTTTTTTAAGCGGAAAAAGGACGAGCGGTAATGACCGTGAGTTTTACTAATTTTCACGCCGAAAAGGCGGTAAGGAGGATGTTATGCCAGACGTAAAAACAGCCCAGCAAATTGCAGAATCACAATACGCCTTTGGCATTCTTTTCGTCGTTCTCTTTCTTGTCTCTATTACTGCCGTAGCCTTTATTTTTAAGGATTTAAAACGGGAGAACAAGGAAAGGGAGCAGGAGCTAAAGGACCTTATTGCCGAGCAAAAGCAGGAAAGCAAAGAGCGTGAGGCCAAGCTGATGGCTCATCTTGAGAAAACAAATGAAGGCTACGAAAGAACATCAGAAACATTGGAGAAGATTCAGCATGGACTGGCTACATTGGAGTCCAATGTCAAGGATGTCTGGGTTGAAATCAAATATTTGAAACGGGGGACAGGGCAATGAGTAAAGTCGTAGTCATCGATCCCGGACACGGCCTTCCCGACCCGGGGGCCTGCGGGAACGGTCTACAGGAGCATGAGCGTGCCTTTTACTTGGCACAGCTTGTGCAAAACGTATTGACTCGCCACGGGGTAACGGTCTTTCTCACCCGGAACGGAGAACGTTCATTATCAAGTGCAACGAGTTTAAGAGCGAATAAAAATGAAGATCTGGCAGCACGCCAGCGATTCAGCAACAGTAAAGCCACGGACTTCTTCCTATCCCTGCATATGAACGCCAGTAGCGAATCGACAGCAAACGGCTATGAAACGCTTTGTTATTCACAGAACAGGCAGATTGAAGCGCTTCACACCGCGGTGAAGGAGTTCCTGCAGCAGTATGGACTAAAGGATCGGGGCATCAAAATACGCACGAATTTGGCGGTTCTGAAGGTTAAGGCGAAGGCGGCGCTGCTTGAATGCTTTTTCATAACAAATCCGAAGGAAGCAGCATTGATGAAAGATGGTGCTTTTTTGCTTGAACTGGCGGAAGTCATTGGTAAGGGTGTGTTAGCCGCGATTGGTATTGCCTACGTACCAATAAAGAAGCCAGCAGCACCACAGCCTATTCAGCCGAAGGGGGAACAGCAGTTGATGAAAGCGGAAGACGCTAACAAAGTCATTCGTATTTTACAGGATAGATGGAACGCGGCTACATGCCAGGACGAGAGGAAAGAAATAGGGCGGCTTGCTGATGAGGTGCGTGTCGCTGCTGGAATGAAGAAGGTGAACAGCTGATGAAGGAGCGGTTGAAAGACCCGTTTCTGTGGGCCGGCTTTGGCGGATTATTGTATCAAATAGTAAACATAAAAGGAGTCATTGTTCCACAGGGCCTATGGGAATTAGGATTAGACCTTATTAGCTATGCCTGTATCGGTGTCGGGGTAGTATCAGGATATACCGGAAAACAGAAGAAGGAATAA